TCACCTTGGTCTCTCTTCCTACAGATGTCATTCGTAGGGCAGCAGGCAGAGAGCCGCTTCAAGAAGGTAGTTCCGACATCCTTGTCGAACGACTGGACTCCTGAGAGCTGGTTGAGCATCATGGACACGATGCGCACTAAGTTGTTTGTCCCGATCGACCAAAGCAAGTTTGACCACGTTCCAAGCAAGAGGGTGCTTCTCAGATGTGCAGAGATTCTCTGCAAATCTGGGACATGCCCACTGGACCCAGAACGTGAGATGATCTCAAAGTTGATCTTAGACAGACTAGCTAATGCGACGCTATCCTACAACAACAACACCTACTCACACCAGAGAGGCTTGTTGTCTGGATGGCGCTGGACGTCACTGATGGGCACCATGATCAACTACGCCGAGTACCTGAGCATCACGGACTCTTTGGCTGTACCACGCCAACTCAAAGCAAACGTGTGCTTTCAAGGCGATGACGCACTGATTGCAGTCAACGACTGGGCAGACGCTGTCAAGATAGTTCATCGCTACATGGAAGTGCTACCGGTCAATCCAAGCAAGTTCTTCATCGACAACAGGCGCTCTGAGTACCTGCGGTACGTCATCACACGCAACAGACGCTTAGGGTACTACCCTCGTGCTGCTTCTGGCATTATGTACGCTAACTCATGGGCAGGCGGAGCTATGGACCCTGCGTCTCTTGCTTCCAACTGGAGCCTCCTCTACTCGAGAGGTGCTGACGCGAAGGAGACGCTCTATGGATGCGCTCGTGACCTCTGCGGACTACTGCGATGCAACGTTGACGAAGCACTGGACCTCATCCAGACGCCATCGTCTGTTGGTGGACTAGGCTGGTACGTGCCTAGCTTCCAACCAAAGACATGGCGTAGAGTGCCGTTCGTCAAGCGCACTGAGATCGGCAAGGATCGCCTAGTCGTTGAGACCGACTACGACAACATGCCCAAACACACACGCACTACTATGGTTGCAGCCGCTATGCAACGGGGACATTCACGCCCTATGGCATCGGTTGTAGCTCGCAGTCTATCGACTGGACTGGTTGGCATCGCTTCTCCAGAGCGACCCAAGCAGCGGTTGATGATCTACGGGAGACCAAAGGTCTTCATAGCTTCGCGTGCACACACACATCACACACCTAGGCCGCCACAAAGCCTGCTAGACCCGTTGTACGTCAACGCGGCGGTGGCATCTCTCGATCGCAAGGGTGGACTGCGATGGACTGATGTCTTCCGTTCCGATGATGTTCACTGGTTAAAGGCGCGAAAACGCAACTGGGGAATGAAGCTGTTCAACAAATGGAGCACTGGACAGCTCTCCGGTTACGCCGGGAAGCGATGGGGTGATGCCCCAGACTTTCTGGCTGTAGTGCGTAGACGCGTTGAGGCAGAAGGCATCTTGCCATCTGGACACATGTCGATGCACCGAGTGACGACTCGGCTGCTCGAGTTAGAGCTAGCTTCTAGGTTCTGGCTCGTCGACACACGTCTACGGCTAGGTGCATAACGTCCGAAGACGTTAAACTACTCCGCATGGAGAGTTTTCCATGCTAAAAAAACATAAAGTTTTTTGCTTTATGTCCCCAAC